TCAACCTACCCCGTAGCAAGTTATCAGAGTTCTACCCAAATTACCTTGCTTAACACATCAGTAAACGTGTCAGCAGGGGCGTTATACACCCTTCGTAGAGTCTGGTATTTGCTCCCTGACGATTTCGCTGGAATTAATGGCCCGATTACCTATGATTCGGACTTCACGCGATACCAGGGCATAGAGGAACGCTCAGAGGCAGATATACGGGTAGCACGACAGAATGACAATACAGCTAATAAACCTTTCTATTTTGCTATCGTTCCGAAGGCAGAAGTAGAAAGTACGGTAGAGGGTCAGAGGTGGAGGTTGACATTCCATCCTATCCCTGATGCTGCATACGTCCTTAGATACAGGTACAACCGATCCCCTGAGACAATCAATGACGCCAACCCTTATCCGTTAGGTGGAGAGGTTTTAGGGGAGGTAATCCTTTCAGCTTGTCTATGGGAAGCAAATAAACGTCTAGACGATGGTAACAAACCTACGTTAAAACAGGAGTTTGTAGAAAGATTGGTTGCAGCAGTCCACCACGATAGGCGACAATTTACCCCTGATTCATTGGGAGCCAACAGCGACCCGAATACCAATACGGACAACTACATGGTTGACCAAGGTACGGGTCGTCGAGATTTTTACTACGTCAAAGTAAACGGCGTAATACCAGGAAAGTAATATGGGAAACAATCATTACACATCAATCGCAGTGGATTTAGACTCCGTTCTTGCGGATACACCCGCAATAGCAGTTGGTCCGTTTGAGGCCGGAACAATTATTTGTCCAGCTTCTATGACAGGGCAGAACATTGATTGCTATGCGTCCCATGATGAAAACGGAGATTACCGGATTCTTTATGATTCCGATGGATCAACAGCAGTACAAATTACAGGTGCAACCCAACAGGAAGCACAAAAAATACCTTCCGCAGCATTGGATGGTGTTTTGTGGTTAAAACTAGTGCCAGCATCAAATGATATTGCTGGCGTCAAACTTACCTTCAATTAGGAGACTATTGTGAGCGGTCACAGAATTACAGCGGATTTACTTAAAGCGGATTTTGACCAAGCCGATCCTGGTGCTGGTGGTAGCATTACCGCAGAAGGCAACTGGACGGTCGTAGAGCTAGTTACAGCCGCATCGGAAGCTCGTTCTTTGAAAGACCCTGTTAAATCAGGTCAAGTCATTGTTCTTACTTTAAAAACTGATGGTGGCGACTGTGCGGTTACAGCAGCTACATCTTGCAACACCGCAGGAAACACAGTGATTACTTTTGGTGACGCTGGCGACACGGTAGTGCTTACAAGCATTCCCAACGGAACCAGTGGATACAAGTGGATCATTACGGCGAACGACACCGCAGCACTTAGCTAATTATGGGTTATGGCAAAACAACGTCAGCTATCGTTGTCCTGGCCCGTCAAAGGTTTGGACAAACGGGGTTCCTACGAACAGCAGGCTCCGTATTCCACACCCGATGCGCTCAACGTCTGGACAGATGACCGCTCAGAAGGGCGAGAGCGTGGTGGAAGCAGGCCAGGATTAGGGAAGACGTTTAGCCAGCAAATCTCTGGCTCGTCTGCCCGTGTTCGTCTTGTAGACACAATCCAGTACATCAAGGATGGTGAAAGAGAAACTACCCTTGTAGCGTCTGCTGGCGGTGAATTGTGGTATCAGTCTAACGCTAGCACTATGGCAAAGGTGACTGACGGTGCGGATGGTTCATCTGGAACCCTTCCTACGCTAGCAAACGACCGCTCGTTAGTCTCAGCCCCTCTGCGGCAAAAGCTGTACATCGCTGATAATGGTGACGGCAGTAACACCTTGGTTGATTCTGGAACCAACGGCGTATTAGCTAGCGGTACTGGATTTACAGCCAGCGGAAAGAACTTTGGCACCCTTGGTGTAGACAAAGATGATCATTGTTTAGTTATTCTTTCTCGTGGCGCAGGTACAAACGAGATACAAACTATCAGCGTAGACGGTACTCCTACAGGCGGCACGTATTACCTTGAGTTTAGCGGGTCACGTACTATTGATTTAGCTTACAACGCTAATGCCACAACGATTAAAAATGCTTTAGTCCAGTTGTCATCTATTGGGAAAGATTCATCAGGAAACGATAATGTTGCGTGTAGCGGAGGAGCGTTACCTGGAACTCCTGTAACGGTGACGTTTCAAAACGACCTTGCGGCACAAAGAGTACCTTTAATTACAGCGTTTAGCTCTGAACTAACGGGTGGAGGTACTAACGAAGTTCAAACTATTACTCAGGGTGCTACAGGCGGGACGTTTAATTTAAAAGTCATTGTTGACGGAGAAGTGGAAACTACTGCTCCTATTGCATGGAACGCTGCTGCTACTAACGATTCAGGAAATTCTGTAGAAGAAAAAATAGAGGCGTTGTCTATTGTTCCGTCAGGAGAAGCCAGTGGAACAGGCGGGGCGTTAAACTCGGCACCTGTAGTTATTACGTTTACTGGAAGTCTTGGTAGCCGCGATGTTTCCATCATGGCAGTTGATTCTGCTGGCTTAACGGGTGGCACTGGGCTTGCAACGGTTGCCGAAACAACCAAAGGCGTAAACACTGACATACGTGTGTCTCGCTCTACCCGAGGCCAAACAGGACGAACCGTAACGGGTGCGTTTGAAATAACTGAAGTAGACGGCGAAGATATTACACTTGCTACTGCTCCCAATGCAGAAAACGTCACAGGGATAAAGTACCGCATTGCTCGAACAATTAAAGTTTACGATCCAGTAGACAACAAGATGTACCCGTTGTTTCAGGATTGGCTAAAAGGTTCTGTTCCCACGAATTGCACAACAATAGCAGCGTGGAGAAACCGACTTGTCTGTGTAGAGGCAAGTAACCCACAAAACTTTAAGATGTCTCGTCAAGGAGACACAACTGATTGGGATTACTCAGCAGACGACGCACAGCGTTCTATTGTGGGTAGCCTTACGTCAGCAGGTCAGATTAGCGAACCTATCATTGCACTAGTTCCTTATCATCAGAACTGCTTAGTTATTGGATGTACTTCGTCTTTATGGATTATGACTGGTGACCCAGCACTAGGCGGTATAGCCCGAAGACTCGATGACCAGATTGGTATTCTCGGCCCGAAGTCTTGGTGTCTCATAGCAGGTGGGTACATGATGTTTATGAGCCGCGATGGTTTGTACGTCATGCCTCCAGGGTGCGGTACTGCTCCCACAAGCGTATCCAGAGAGCTTCTTCCTGAAGAGCTACTCAACATAGACACTTCTAGTAAAACCGTAACGATGGCGTATGACATGCGTTACAGGGGTGTACATTTGTTCATTCACGGTGGGTCGAATACATCCCATTGGTTTATTGACATTAAAACCCGCATGGACGGGGATAAGGTAACAGCAGCATTCTGGCCTGTGTCCTACCAAGCAGACCACGTAGCGTCAGCGTGTCACACTCGAAGGGATTTTACGTCTAACGAATCTCCCGTGGTTTTTGGTTCTCATGACGGATATTTACGGCACCTTAAACCCTCGTTGGATGAAGACGATGGAAGCAACGCTATCAGCTCTCATATTGTATTTGGTCCTTTTTCATTGGGCGACAGTTCGGGAATGTTTGAGGGAAAGCTGAGTTCAATATGTGCAGCATTAGGACAGAACAGCGGAAATGTCACATGGTCCGTTCATGTAGGTCAGACCGCCGAAGATGCGGTAGATGCCGCTGCGAGGGAGACAGGAACATGGACAGGGTACGCAGGGACAGGACTTCAGTATCGCGCTCATCCCAAAGCTAGGGGAGCGTTTGCAACTGTTAAAATAGCAAGCACAGGGTCGTAATGGCTTTACGAAAAGATAAAGTTGCTTCTGCGTTACAAGCAATGAAAGGTATATGCTCAGACCCAGACAATCCTACTGCTTTACCGGAAGTAATGGGTCAGCTAGCAAACATACTGGGAGATGTATTTGACGACATAGCCCTCCCAGACCCACCGCAATTAGACTCAGGAGAATTTGGACTTCCAGAAGACGCTCCGTTTGATTTTCCATTAGGCGGTGGGGACATGCCTTTCTTTGATCCGCTAGAAGGATTTGAAGGAGGGTTTCCAGGCGGCTTTGGAGAGTTTGGCCCAGGAGGCGACGGGCCAGACCAAGTATGGATAGATGGTGATCCATGCGCTGGTGCAGCTCCAGTAAATGTAACATTTTTAGGAGAAACCACCGAAGAGATACCGGCATCAGAAAACGGAATCCCAGGAATAGGTAGCGTAAAGATTCAAGAAGTTGTGCCAGAAAACCAATTAGAACTGACAGATTGCAGGCAAAAGTGCGTAGACGATTTTGGTAAAGACATTAAAGCAATTGATAAACAAATAACAGCACTTCAACGCACCACTGGAACAATTATTGATGATTTACCAAGCACAGTAAGGTTGTCGTCTGCATCTTTTCTCGGCGCAGAATCCGAGGTCTCGCTGCAATTAACGGGGTCATCAAGCGATAAAATTGGAGAGCTTAAAAGAATAAAGTTTGAACAAGAAAAACTGTTAAAGCAGTGCTTGGCTAAATGCAGAAAAGAAGACAATAAAAATAACGTGGGCGATAAAGTAGTAGCTGGAGCAAAACTTCAAGATACTGGCGGTGTAGTTGAAGCAAAGAACATAAGTTGTGAGAAAATAGAATCTGGCACTCAAGTAGTTATAAGCGGGACAATCATAGAGCCATCTGGCTGCGGCGAAGATGATTTATACGTCATGGTAGAATCCTGTGGGTGTGACGAAGAAGAATGATATTTAAAAAGAACAACCCTGGCTGTCCGTGCTGTAACTGTCCTTGTTCGTGTTACAAGTTTGACGGAGACGCCACAGACTCAGCAGGCAACAGAGATTTAACCGAGACTAACGCAGCGTATAACGCCGGAAAACTAGGCAACGCAGCAACAATGGCTGGTTCGACATATTTTAAAGGCGACGATAGCACTTGCTACGAAGCAGGGACAAAAGGTTTGGCTATTTGGTTCTGGCTTAAAGCCGACACCGTTTGCGGCGCAAATGAAGATGATGTACCTGCGCATTTCGAAGGAGTTGTAACTAAATCAATTATCGATATTACGGCTGGCTTTGCAGGTGTAACCATGACAGGCGAATGGGGTGTTTACTGGCACAACTCAGAGACGTCGATTGGCTCTGTTACAGATTATGCTGGCAATTTGTATTTTGTAGCAAAACCAACAGATAACGCAGAGGCCGGAACTGAATTTATAAATCTTCAGAATGGGGTAAATAGATGGGTTGATTTTCTTCGTACATCAGACGGGTGGAAGTTTTATTATTTTTGGATGTCTGTGGCCGAAAACAAAATGTATGTGCGTGTAAATAATGGCACGACTTTTGAAGCTGCTCCTGCTGATGGCGAAACATTTACTGCGTCAAGTGACCAAGACATGTATGTTGGAAACAATTCGGGTAAAGCTGTTTTGGGGTCGCAAGCGGCAGGCGATGTAGCAAACAGGACTTTTAATATAGACAATTTAGGGTTCTGCAAGAAAATAGGTACTAAAGCAGAAATGGAAGCCCGAGCTAGCAAACTTTATAATTCTGGGGCTGGTTTAGCCTGCCCAAGTGGAGGAATGTAATATGGCCTGTTGTGGTAAACTGCGTAAATTAGCGACAGAAACAGCCCGCTGGATGTCTGCGGGAAAACCATATCGCTCTAATCGCACTATTGATGCTATATTTACCCATATCTGCGTACCTTGT